TTGATACTCGTATGGCTGCTCAGATCACTGGTGCTGCTTCGCAAATCATGTTAGCATGGTATGAGAAGGCTGGATGCACCGAGGATGAATTGACTATGATAGCCGGTGCGTTATCAGATATCATTCACCCTAATATCTTAATTGATGGAGACTTATATCGTTTTGCCAATGGTAATCCTTCGGGAAATCTTATCACTGTGCAATTGAATAGTATTTGTAACTCCATCATGATGAGATATGTATATTATGCTCAAAAACCTTCCTGTAATGTTCCTTTAGCAGATAACGCACGAGTCATTGTCTATGGTGATGATAATGCGATTGCTGTTAAGGATCGTTGCTACTGGTACACTCACACTAGTTGCCAGGAAGAATTTGCAAAACTTGATATCGGTTATACTATGGCCGACAAAGAGGCAGAATCTGTTCCATATATCTCTATTGATGATATCTCTTTTCTTAAGAGAAAATTTGTCAAACATGAGACTTTGAATAAGATTGTTGCACCTATTGAAGAAGACTCTATTTTAAAGAAGTTCTTTTATATCAAGAAACCAAATGAATCCCCACTTTCACCTGAGGAGCAATTTGGTGCCTATACGGATGGTGCGTATAGGGAAGCATATTTACACGGGAAGACTTACTTCGAAACATTTGTTGATCATATCAAGAATATCGTTGTAAAGAATCCTATCCTTTCGACATCAGTTTATTACCCTACTTATGACGAAATGACACTCACTCTGGAGCCTGACTACCAACCAGGTTATGTGAATGACAACAAGAAACTGTTCGCAGAATCTTGTGGAGTTCCAGACTCGGATGCGTAAGCATCCATATAAGTATTCTACTTTATCGTATACTTCGACCTACGGGAAACGATCAAGGCTTAGTCACTGATTTACGGCAAATCTCTTCCACCTTATGAGATTATGACGCTTGACTATGCAGTATTAGGTGATGTGCACTGTAGATTAATTCGACTACATGTGTTCCTAAAACCAATGGATTACTATCACAAATATATATAAACAAATTACATACAAATTTTTAGTACCACTTGCTTCGGCATGTGTGTGCATTTTATTACCCTTTTTAATTTTATACCATTCTCTTTACTATGCTTGTTTTATTGAAGAAACTTTAACTTTAGCTTCGGCTATAAGAGCAGGTGCTGAAAACATAGCAGGTATTAGTAGGGAGCGATACATGGCACGTTTAGAGTGGCTAAAACAATTATCACGACTACATATCTTTTATAATAAGGATGAACGAGGAAAATCAGTCTTTTTTCGAATCTCCGCACTTATAGAAAGTCTAAAGTTAGACGATTCTAATGGTAAAGTGCGTAAGCAACCATACGGTGTATTGTTAGCCGGCCCTCCTGGGTGTGGTAAAACAATTACTGCTATGAGATTTGCAGAGAAATTCCTGAGAGCAAAATATGGGGAATTTAACCCTCATGATATTGTTACTTTGAATGAAACTGATGAATATCAATCAGAATATCGCACCAATCACAGAGTTGTGATTTTCGATGATGTAGCAGCGGAGCAGTATGCGAAAGCTATGCAAAATCCTTGGCGAAAAATCATCGATTTCATTAACAATGTAAAGAAGACAGCATTAAACCCTAATGTCGATCTTAAAGGTGTGGTGTATATTAATCCTGATTTGGTGATTGTTACAACTAATATGTCTATAACTCAGAGTTTTGGCCTTTCGAGTTGGATAAACTGTATAGGAGCAATTGAGCGTCGGTTTCCATGTATATTACAATTGGAACCTGATTTTAAACATTGCTTTGAAGCGGATCGTCAAATCCGAGAGCGTAACAATCTTGATAGATGCCATCAAGCTTGTACAAAAGTAGTGCAGAATCATGTGCGACGTCTTCTTGATGAGGTCATTGATGAACATACAAATTTATTTGTAGTTCAACAGGCTGAACAAGAAGAGTTCGTAAATGGTATTAATTCTCATTTTGATGTTCCCAGAATATCAAGAGGATTTTTCAGTGCTTTTTATAGTGATGTCATACAACCGTTTGTACCTGATAGGTTCAGGACAAAAGTTATTGTACAACCACTCAGTTTTCATGCTGATCAATTGGGGGATTATACTAAGAAGACCTTACCTAGTGGCCATATGACAGGATTTAGATTTCCTTATACTAATCACTTGAACTCTAATAAGTTGACACTTAGATCACAATCAGGATATCGTTCCGATAACATTGATGAAGAGATGCAATTAGCACAAGAGTTAGAAATAGCTCGAGCTAAAAGATTGAATTTAGAGGTTTACTTTAATCAAATTCAATTTGATATTTTCTCACCTATGATGTCTGGATCATTTACCAAATTTATAGTATTACCGGATGGTTTTTATGACTATCCTGTGTATTATATTGCACCTGATACATCCAATAAATATCCAAAAATATTTTCTAATCCAAGTTATGAATATACTTTCGCGGAATTGAAAGAGTATTCTGAGGAATTGAAACTCATTAATAATCCAGTTGAAGAATCAAATGAAAGTTCAGATACTGAAGAGGATGCACTTAATGTAGGTCTATTATCGAATACATGTTCGGAGGAACTAAAACTCATTCATAAACCATCTACAGGATCAATAGATGATTCTGATGATGAAGAGGATGCACTTAGTGTAGGCCTATTATTGAATACATGTTCGGAGGAACTAAAACTCATTCATAAACCATCTACAGGATCAATGGATGATTCTGATGATGAAGAGGATGCACTTAGTGTAGTCCTAAATTCAAAGACTAAAATAGATTTACCTATAACCAACAAGGCTCTGAAGAGAGCTCTTTATGGTTTATTTACTGTAAATCGTAATTGTTTTCCTGACAAATATGCGGATATTCTAATGGCAACTAAGCCAAAGAAGTTCCAATTCATATTTAAAGAATGGGTTGCACTTACAGGTCGTGGAGATTTTGTTTTTCACTATAAACGTGATCAAAATATCCCGACCTTTATAGTTCTTGAATTAAAGTCTGATAACTATGAGAAATGTTATCAGCAAGCGATCAGGTATGGTACTGATTTTGCTTCCACAGTGAGCCTAG